TCCCATCGCGCCGTGGTTGCGGATGAACCCGCAGAGCCACGACGCGAGTGGGGAAGGAAGGAGGGAGTTACACGTAGATGATGTCCGTCGCGCCAGACAGCGTGTCGGTGTTCGGCGTAACAGCCGCGCGCCCGAGCACACCAAGTACCGCCGTGGTCCGCGTGGTCGCGGTGCCGGTGATGCTGATGTTTACGTAGCGCTTGCGGGCGTTGGCCAAGTTCACGTCAAACACGATGTTGTCGGTGGCGCTGGTCGTCGGCGTCGGGATGATGAATCCGCCCGTGGCCGCAGTACCGCCAACTGCGCCGCTGATGTCGGTGAACGCGGTGGTGGTGTCGCCTTCCTGCAACTTCAATGCGCTCATGAGTGCGCCGGTCGCCACAGCCGCGCCGATGTAGTAAACGCGCAGGTGGTCATAGCCCAGGGTGTCAACGTAGCCCGACACGGCAGTCGTGCCGATGGTCTGCGGGGCCACGAGCTGAACCGCTTTGGTGTTTTGAATTTCAATCATTCTGGTTATACCTCGTAAGGTTTAGCCGGGCGGTTGCCCGCCCGGCTGTGGTTATCAGGTGGTGCCAATCAGCGCGACGATGGGGCCAGCGTTGGTGGTATCGCCGTAGTCGTGAACGTTGATGTCGATGCGTTCGGTGGCCTTCACCGCGATCTGGTCTTCGGCGAACTTGTAGTCGCTGGACTGCGCGAAGGTGAACTCGCGCCGGTCGCCCATGGTCGCCGCCATGCTCAGGTCACCAAAGAGCAGCATGGTCGTGGCGTTGATGGTGCTGGCCGTTGCCGGGAGCACTTGGGATACCACGATGGGGTAGCCCATGAAGGACGGCTGAAACGCGCCACTCACGCTCTGGATGGTGTTACCGCCAGCGGTCAACGCGAGGCGCTGGAATACCGTGGAGTAGCACAACTGCGAGCAGAAGAACTTGGCGTTCGGCTGCGCGTACTGAGGCAGGATGCCCATGAGTCCGGTCAGGTCCGCCGCGTCAATCTCGGCGAAGGTGTCGTGCCCGCTGGCAGCCGCATAGTTGCCGATGAGCGAGGCGTTGGACTCCAGCGCCTTCGTCAGACCCAGCACGCCGTTGTACGTCGAGGTGCCGTCGCCGATGAAGCCGGTTTCGTCTTCTTTCTTGGCGAAGGCGTAGGCCGCTTCCTGTGCGAGGTCGTCCGCCATGTTGATGATGGCGTCCTCGTTTAGTTCGGAAGGGATGAGCGCGTAAACACCCAACTTCTTCGCCACGAGGTTGATGTTGTTCCACGCCTTCGTGGACTCGGTGATGGCCGTGTTTTCGCTGGACCAATAGGCGGTCAATCCGCCAGTCCGACGCGCGGCGGTCATGGTGTCGCGCATCATCGGGACTACGCGAGCGTGCTGGCGGAATACGCCGTAGGTTTCGCGCAGGTCGATAATGGTCTGGCTGAATTCGTTGGGCACCAGCGCGCCGCCGGTGCTGTTCACGTTCTCGCTGTGGGCGCGGGTGTCCACGTCCATGCCGCCGTAGTCGCGGCACCAGCGTGCGGCAGAGGTGTTGCCGTACACATTGGCGCGAATCCACTGTCCCGATTTATAGGCGTCCATTTCAGACTTGAACGCCTTCAGCTTGGCGTATCGGGTGAATTCGATGCGGGGGCCCTTGTCCTCGGGATGCGCACCGTTCAGGGGCTGCATAGCCGGAGCGCGGCGGGTTTCGTGCTGCGACTGCGCGGCAAGGTCTGCGGCAATCTTGGCATTGAGCGCATCGCTTTCGCGGATGTCCTCAATTTTCTTGGCGAGGATATCCGCCTCTTTCATGTTGGCCGCGATGTCCGCTTTTTCGCTGTCGGTAAAAGAACGGTCTTCTTTCTTCGCCTTTGCTGCAATGTCGGCGTTACTGCGCAGGAGGTGGTCCCGCTCGCCTTTGAGTTGTTCGATATCCATTTACGGATGCCCTTTAATGTTGGGCACGCGCGCACAAAAAAGGCAGCGCGTACCAAGTTGATTGGTTTACGCGCTGCCCAAGGCAGCTAAAATTTATGGCAGTCCGCAGCCAAAGGCGCGGTCCGTGATTGTATTGTAATACAGGTTTTTTGAGTCGGGGGAAATAATTTTAAAGCGCGCGCTTCAGCTCCCGCGCGGTGTGTTGCATGATGTCGTCGGCGGTCAGGATTGCGCGGGTTTCAATGCGCGCGGTGCCACCCAGTGCTGCGGGAATGTTGCGGTAATGCAGTTCCCGGCACCGTTCGCCGTCGATATTCTCGGCATCGCCCATCTTGCGGTCGGCGAAGCCCGCCGCGATGGCTTCGTCTGCCGTGAACCAAGTTTCCTCAGCCATCCACTTCTTCATCTGGTCCACGTCGTTGCCGCTGCGCGCGGCGAGGATGCCGGTTAAGTCCGCGTCGATACGGTCGAGGAATACCGCCGTATCACGTAGCTGGCTGGCGTTGCCCTGCGCCACGGTCCACGCGTTGTGAACCATGAGGTAACTACCCTCACCCATGGTTATGGTGTCGCCCGCCATAGCGATGATACCGGCGGCGCTCGCGGCAAGTCCGCGAATCTCCACATTCACAGGCGCTGGGTGTGCCTTCAGTGTGTTGTAAATCGTGTTTGCCTCAAACACGTCGCCGCCGGGGCTGTTGATAATGACGTTGATCTGCTTGGCGTCCGGCACTGCGGCGAGCGCTTCGATGACCTTGCCGCTGCTCACACCGTCCGGCAGGTAGCGGCTCATCCAAGTCGGCATGACTTCATCCAGCATGTAGATATCCACAGCGTCCACAGCCGCGCGCGGGCTGGAAAATTCAGCGCTGCGCACCTCCACGCTCGTGGCATCGTAGGCGGGGCCGTCCACAGGCGATACATCCACCAGATCCACGTCCAACAATTCGCACGTAGGCGGATCGGTACTGTAATCCCAGCGCGTTCCTTTGGTTTTGTCGGGAATTGAAAAGGCGAACGATGACTTGTTGATGTACCCGCCTTCCACGAGTGTGAAGAGTTCACGCGCGGCTTGGGTGTCCGGCGGCTCCAGCAATTCGTAGTCAAGCCCGTTGTCGGTCTTAATCAGGCGCAGGCTCTTGTTTGCCGTGGTGCCTACCGTGAAAATGCCGCGCGTGTGCTGCACGTTCATCGAAACATGCCTGCGCCCAGCCGCTACGTCCGCGAGGGTCCGGTCGAATGCCTTGGCGTTGACTTTTTCGCGGAACACGCCACCGCTGTATCGCATCGGCATGCTCAGGCTGTTGAACGTGGCCGCGCGGCCACGGATGATGCGGCGGTCGCCATCGGCGCGAACTTGCACCGGACTGTCGGTCAGGCTGCGAAATTGCATAGCTTCTCCATGATTGCAGACGCCGCGAGCCGTGCGCGCGTGCCGTTCTGCCAGGTTGTAAGGTCGTTTGTGGCAATGTCGGATTCGCTCCGGTCACAATGGCACTGAGCATACCATTCCGACACGTGTTTGGAGTCTGCCGTGATATCAAGCCCGCTAACCACTGCCGCCAATACGTCGGATATCTGATCGCGCACGTGCTCCCGGTGTGCGGTGTAGAATTCGCTTGTGGCCTTCGCCCGCTTGGCCTTATCCACTTCCACCCGCAGAATACCGGCGATCTTATTCTCAAACACCAGCCGGAACGCCTCCCGCACGCGCGCGGCTGGTTCGTCGTCGGGTGAGTCCGGTGTGTCCGTCTCAGTCGCTGGCGCGGCAGTAGTCTGTTTATCAATCACGTCGTCCACGCGGTCGGTCGGGATAAGGTTCGCCTGCATAAAACGGCGGTCGCCGTACTCCACAGGGTTCTCGTCTTCCAACTCCAGAATGTCGTTGGCCGATATCGCACCCATGTAGAACAGCTCTTTGTAGAACGACACCCGCGCGGCGGTGTCGCCACGCATGAGCGCCTTCAGGTCAATGTCGATGTAGATGCCCGCATCAAGGTCTTCATCTGAGAACAGCTTAAACTCCAGCTCGGATTTGAGCCGGTCCCGCCAGCCGTCGAGGGTATCGGTCGCATACAGGATGTTATCCTGCTCGATGTTGGCATAGTGCGCGTTCTCAAGGTGCTGCACCTTATGCGGCGGCATTCGGAACATTCGGCACACGTCGATCACGGTAGAGTTGGTCAGTTCCGTGGCCTGCGCGTCTTCCATGTTCGTCGATATCTGGCTCCAGCTCATACCCTCTTCCAGCGTCAAAATACTGTGCGCGTTGGCCGCGCCGCTGTACCTCGCCTGAAACTGGCGGCGAAGGTTCTCTGCCGCCTTATCACCCAGCACTGCTGGGTGGGTCAGCACGCCGGAAGGAGTAGCGCCGTTGCCGAAAAACGATCCGGTGTATTTTTGGATGGCCAGCGCAGTGCCCAGTACCTGCGCGGCGAGTTGCGGCATGGAATATCCCGATATACCATCGTGCCCCAGACCGTTCAGGTGTATCACGCTGGACTGAGGTAGCGCTTGATTTTCCGGCATTCCCTGAACGTTATACATAATTTGGCCCGTCCGCTGGCTACGCACCACGCGGATGCTTGCTGGGTCCAGATTGTAGAAGGCTACCGGACGTCCTGCGCCGTCACGGATGATTTCAGCGTAGCCACCAGGATACGCGCAGGCGTGGGCAAACAGCGTAGCCCAGAACGTGTGGGCGTCGGTCTCGGGGTTAGGGCGGCGGAAGAGGCGGGATAGTGGGTGCCCCGGCAGGTCAGTATGTACGCGGCCATTTTTTTGCCTTACCTTTTTCGGCATCTTGGCCATATCTTCGGATATGTTCCGAACACAGGCGAAGAACGTCATCACCATCATGGCGGTATGCGCTGACACGTGTTCGCCCGCCGTGGTTGCCTGCCCGCTGCCGTAAGTTCGGTTGAGCCAGTCCACAATGGCGTTGGCCGGGGCTGCGCGTGTTTCGATGGGTCGCCCGTAGGCGTCCACTATGGTAACGTCGGCCAAAGTTAAGATCTCCGCTTATACTGCTATAATTTTAGCACATGTTTTTCGGGGGCGGGGAAATTATTAGAACGTGGCAGATTCAAGTATTGCCAGCGCACCCACGGTATCCCCGCGCATCACGGCGGCGGTAACTTCATCCATCACACCGCGCGCCCTGAATACGACCTCAACGTCGGCATACTCGTAGCACTCGAAGGTGATGAAGTGGTGGCCGCACTGACATACGCGCTCGCGTTTCACCACGCTCCAACCATCCGGGTCAGTGCCGTGTTTCACCTCGCGGACGCGGCGCGCCTGATTCTGACACATCGGACATTTCATTCTTCACCGTCCAATTCAGATTTCACCCAATCGCCTGCCGCTGTACTCCAGTGTCCGTAGTCGCGTCCCCACAGCCGTCTGGCAAAACCGTTCTCGCTGATGTAATTCAGCAATTGCTCATATTGGGCTTCGGTCGATATCGTGCCGAATTTCTCCATCAATTCCTGTGATGTCGGACATTTCATTCGTCAATCCTTCCAAATTCAAGAAAGCCGCGCGTTTCGTAAATACTGCCCGTGGTCTGGCGCATCTGCAACGCCATGGCAACAGCCATCACAGCCGTGACTATACCGTCAATCTTTCCCTCGCTCTGTGCCTTGCCCGGCCGCTGGCATCCCGTGGCGTTGCGTATCAGTACCGCGTTGCTGGCCTGCCACCGCATGATAGGGTTGTCACCGTGCCCGAACTGCCCGCCGTTCACGAAGCGCAGAAACTCCGCCGTGGGCGCCGTCATATTCATGTAGTTACACTTGAAATAGGTTATATTCCAGTTGTCTTCCATCAGGTTCTGGCAAAGCTGCACACCTTGGAAGAGCGGGTCAACGGCGAGGTTCTTTATATGGAAGTCTGCTTGAATCTCGTTGAGCCGGGCGCGGATGACGCCGTAGTCTATCTGGTCGCCGGGCAGCAGTTCGACCACGCCGTCCTGTTCCCATGCCGTAAACGGAAACCTATATTTCTGTTCATACTCCATCGCCTTCGCCTTGGGTATCCAGTGCCACCACTTGGCATCGAATCCACCATCCTCTTTATCGAATAGCAGGCACAGCGAAGTCATATCCGAAGTGCTACCGATGTCCAACCCGGCACCCACTACCTCGCGGCCGCGAAAGTCGATCATGCCGTCGTTTGCGTCCCACTTCTCGCTTGATATCATCCGCTCGCTGGTCTCAGTGCGGATGTTCAGGAACAGACGTTTAAACACGTTCTCATAGGACGGGTCGGCCAGCGCGCGGCTGCACTGGTTCTGCAGAAACTCAACCGTCACTGATTTACCCAGCATCGGGTTTGCCTTGGCCCAGACTGCCGGGTCTTTCCAACAATCGGGGTCTTTCTCCATTTCCGCCGCGCTGATTTCATATATCACTGGCAGAAACGTGGGGTCGCTGATAACGCCATCCCTAACCTTCGTCGCGTAGCTGTGAATAGTGTTGCAGGCGGACTCCCGCTCGTAGTCCGACGTAGTGGTGTAAATCATCATCGGCGACGTGCGCGCGCCCATGCTGGTCTTGAGCACGTCTATCAATTCGCTGTTAGGGTAAGCGTGAATCTCATCCGCCGCCACGAAATGCGCGTTTAGCCCGTGCTTCGTCCCGGCATCGGCCGTCAACGCCCGGTAGATGCTGTGATCCTTCAACAACTCATATGACGCCGTGGTCTTGTAGACCTTCACCCGTTTGAGTAGTTCCGGGTTGGCGTGCACCTGGGCATTCGCAATCCGCCGCACGACCTTGGCCTGTTCTAGGTTGGCACCCAGTGAGTAGTTCTGCATCCCGACTTCCGGGTCGCAAAACATCACGGCATTGATGATACAGGCAATCAGGGTGCTTTTGCTGTTTTTGCGCGGTACAAAATACAGGCATTCCCGATAACGCCGGTAGTTCGTGCCCACAGCCAGCCAGCCAAACATATTCAGCACGATAGCCGCCTCGTGCTCCTGCAGGATGTAGGGCTGCCCTGCGACCTTGCCTTCGATGTGGGTCAGGTAGGTATGGATGAAATCAACATACCTCATTGCCGTAGGCAAGTCGAAGTAGTACCCGTCGCTGTCGCGGAACGGGTCGTAGCCGGGCAAGCTGCAAAG